CCGCCCATGTGCCGCCATACGAACTCGGTCGTGGCCACCTTGGTCGTACTGTCGGACCACGATTGCGTGGTCGCCGTAGCGCCGCCGGCAATCGTTCCGGTAACGGTCACGGCGTTCTGGATGATGGCCGGGTTGATGAGCTGGAATTGCGTACCGTCGTAGGCGATTCCGACAGCAGCGCCAGCGGGGATGTCGCCGGCAGACAGGGCGGTCGATCCGTTGCGCGTGATGGACTTGGCGCCCAGGCCGTTGATGTTGATGGTCACGGCGCCGGTGTTGGCCTGGGCAGCCGTGAATACGAATAGCTGCCCGGCCTGGTATGCGCTGACGCCGGACGCGCTGGCCGTGATGGCGTTGCCGCCCGTCACGTCGGTCAGCGTGATGGTGCCTGGTATGCCCTGCGGACCTTGCGGCCCGGCAGGCCCTTGCGGACCTTGGGCGCCCTGGGGTCCAGTTGGACCTTGCGGGCCCTGCGGACCTTGCGGGCCCTGCGGACCCACATCGCCCTTGACCGCGAGCGGGCTCCAATAGGACCCATTCGGCGGCTCGACATTGGTGCCGGCCTGGATGGCGATGTACGCGCTGCCGTTGTGATAGACGGCATCGTCCACCGCGTAGGCGGTCGAGCTATTCCACGCGCCACGGAACTGCAAGCCCTTTTCGCCCTGGATGCCTTGCGGACCTTGAGGGCCTTGGATGCCCTGCGGGCCTTGCGGTCCCTGGATGCCCTGGATGCCCTGCGGTCCCTGCGGACCTTGATCTCCCCTGTCGCCCTTGCCGAACGGCACGCCGCCAGACCACACGCCAGGCGTAGAGCCGACGCGGAAGTACAGCATGCTGTTGTCCACAGCAAGGAAGGAAAACCCCTGCGGCTGGCTGTCCCAGGCTGACCGCTCGGAGTACAGACCTACCTCATCAACGGTGAAGGATCGGCCATCGGCGCCAGCGGGCCCTTGGACGCCCTGGATGCCCTGCGGCCCCTGCGGCCCGGGCACTCCCTGCGGACCCTGCGGGCCCATCGGTCCGACAGGCCCGATTTCCCCCTTCTGTCCTTGCGGGCCCTGCGGACCCATCGGCCCCTGCGGCCCAGTAGCTCCCTGCGGGCCTTGTGGCCCTGGGATTCCTGATATTAGGCCAGGCTGCAGTTGCTCCAGGCCGACCGAGCCGTTGGCCAGCCTGCCGTCGTCGCGCTGGATCAGCGCCAGGTTGTTGCGGATCTGGTTGATCGACAGCGCGGCCGCATCCAGCTCCGCGTTGAGCTTCACGTGGTCGGTGTTGGCCCCGGTGTCCTGGGTGAAGTCCTTGCTGCGGTTGTAGGCTTGCGGCTGCGCCATTTATCGCCCCTTCGGATCGGGTGGATTACTCGGACGGGTTGTCGGCCTGCTTGTCGGCTTTCTTGGCCTTGCGGCCGACCTCGCCGGCTTCGCGCTCCATCACCTCGGCCAAGCGCAGGCCGCCGTCGTCGCCGAACACGGCCACCACGATCTCGCGGCCGTACTTGGCGCTCAGGCGCTCGTACTCGCCCTCGGTGTCCATCTCGCGCGTGGCCGCCACGTCGCCGACCTTGACGTTCTCGGCGCCGAAAATCTTGTTCAGCAGCCAGGTTTCATGCTTGGCCACCGTCGTGGGCGTGATGGTGTTGGCATCGCGGCGAATCGTCACCTCGATGATGGGCGTGTTGATCTTGGGCATGCGGCACTCCTTGGTTGAGAAAGCCCCGGCCGGACTGCCCGACCGGGGCGGATGGTCCATCAGGCGATGGACAGCACGGCCATGGCGTTGCGGCGGTTGACCGACAGCGCCACGCGCAGGTTCACCATCGCGTACATCGCCAGCACGTCGTGCGGACGAATGGGCGTGAGGATGTCCATGTCGTCGTCGCGGTACTTCAGGTGCTTGGTATTGATGAAGTAGCAGCGCTTTTCCCACTCGATGGTCGGAGTTTCCAGCGCGTCCAGATCCTCAAAGGCTGGATCCCAAATGATCTCCACGCCCTTGAAATACAGGCCGGTGTTGACGCCGGTGCCCACTCCCAGGTCGGCCGTCTTGGGCTTGCCCGCGTCGGTCTGCTGGGTGAAGGTGATCTCCTGGCGGTAGGCGTCGATGAACTTGCCGCCAGCCAGGATGAAGTTGGGGCTGCCGCCATTGCGGATGCAGCGGCGCCATGCCGTCTCCATCTCGTTGGCCAGCGTACCCTTGGTGGCCGTGCTGATGCCGGTCTTGGCGTAGTTGCGCCAGTAGGTAGCCGTGGCGCTGTCGATGCCGCCGACCACGCCGGTGGCTGGGGTGGTGTCGATCAGCGCATCCAGGCCCGTGATGGCGTCGCCGCCGCTGCTGCCGTCGCGGTGCAGCTCCAGGTCCAGCTTCTGCATGAAGCCCTCGCGCAAACTCTCCATCTGCTCGTCCAGCAGGTTCAGCAGTTGGACCTTCTCGTTCTGCTCCAGCTTGTAGGCGCCGCGCTCGCCCTCGCGCACCTTGATGCCGGCGCCATAGAGCCGGTCATAGTCGATATACAGGCCATCGACCGCGCGGCGCCACGGGAATGCGGCTTGCTCTGTGGTGTTGCGCTTGTTGAACTGCACCTGCGCCTCGCCATAGGCCCAGGCGAAGTTGCTGCCGTAGCTCTTGCGGATGTTCTCCACCACGTTCTGGCGGGCACCCAGGAACAGCTTGCGGCCTTCCATGAGCTTTTTGAGCAGGGGGCGCTCCGTGGCGATCTGGTCCACGGGCATGTTGCGCAGGTACTCGTCCAAGGAAACCTTGGCCAGCTCCTGCAGATCGGCATTGGAAATGGGCATGTCGTGCTCCGGTAGTTGAAAAAGGTTGAACCTTCCTCACCGTCCACGGCAGGCAATCCCCGTGCGTTCGGACTGCCAGGCCCCCGGTGCGCGAATCCCGGTACGCGACTTGGCCGGCCGCCCTTGCCCTGCTGGACGCGACCCCAGCGGTAGCAGCGACAGATTCGGCGAGTGCGCGATGTGCTGACAGCAGGGCCTGCGGATGGCGAATCCCGCTTGCGCCAGGGGCCCGGCCAGCAACACATCGCACGCTGGCAGATGCGATTCTGCGGCCGATGTCAAGGGGCGGCGGACATTTGTTCGCCACCCGTTGCGTCACATGCCGCGCATGCGCCTGGCCACGCGCTCGATGGCGCCGGCACCCTTGCGGGTCAGCTCGCCCTCTTTGACCTCCTCGCCCAGCTCGCCGGCCTCCAGGTCGATGTCGGTGATCTGCAGCTCCAGGCGCTTCACGCCGTTGCTGTCACTCACGGCGATGACGCGGGCCTTGGCCTCGAACATCATCGGGCTGCCCACTGTCGGCATGTCCTTGATGCCCAGCTTCTTGAGCTGCGGGCCTTCCAGGGTCAGGCGGGCGCCGTAGGGGTACTCATCGCTCGGGCCGTACGAGGGAATTGCCATCTGCTCTCGGTCCTTGCTGCTCATCTTCAGGCTGGTCATGCCCATGTGCTTCTCCTTCGCTCAGTTGGCGCTCAGATACCCATCGCTTCCAGGCGGCTGGCCACCCGATCCAGCGGGCTGGCGCTGGCGGCCGGCGCCGGACTTCCCAAAGACCTGTTGCGCGCGCGCAGCGGCTGAGGGTCGGCCGTGCGCGGCGCAGCGGCCGCTGCCGGCTGGATGCTCTCGTACATCATCTTGATCGCAGCGGCCCACTGCCGGGGCTCGTAGGTCGATACGAACTCCTGCATGAATGCCTGGTTCTGGAACCTCTCGGTCAGCGCCTTCATGCGCGCCGGGTGATCGACCTCATGGGCGCGCGTCTGCAGATAGGCGTCCATCTGCGCAGCGGCGGCGCTGACGGTCTGTTTCAGCTCCTGCTGGCGCTGCTGGGCCTGCAGTCCGGCCTGCTCGACGGCGCGGCGCTGGGCTTCGGCGCGCCGGTGCTTGGCCAGCTCCACGGCCGCATCGCGCGTCATGTCCAGGTTGTCCACGCGCTCTTTCAGGTCGGGGAAGTCGGCCAGCAGATCCACGCCCGGGGCTTCCTTGCCCAGTGCAGCGTACAGGGCGGCGCGCTGGCGCTCCAGCATCTCCACGGCCATCTGCAGGTTCTGCGGCGAACCGGAGCTGACAAGCCGGCCAAACTCCAGCGTCTGCGCGAACTGCTCGGCCGTCATGCCGGTTGACTGCACCATGCGCTTGAAGTCCTCGATCTCAGACTTCAGCGCCTTGTTCTCCTGGAACACGGCGCGCACGCGCTCCTTGCCGCGCTCGGATTTGACGCCCTCCAGCAGCTCGGATTCCTCCTTGTCCGCCTCGGGCTTGGGCTGCGCCTTGGCGTCGGGCTGCGGCTCCTGCTGGGCCTTGGCGTCCTGCGGCTCGTCGTCCTTGGCCTTGTCGTCCTGCGGCTTGTCGGCGGCATCGTGCTGGGCGTCTGCGGCCGGCTTGGCGTCGCCGTTGATCTCGTCCAGCAGCGCGGCCAGGCGCTGGCGCGGGTCGGGCCGCTCGCCGCCGTCGCCGCCGGCAGGCTCCTCGCCATCGCTTGCCGTGCCTTGGTCCACGTCGTGGGCGGTCAGGGCCTCGGCGGCCTGCTCGGTGGCGCTGGCCTGCTGCACGTCGGCCGTGCCGGTGCCGCCCGTGTCGCTGCCGTCGTCGCCAGCCGGCGCCAGGTAGCGCGCCAGCAATTGCTGCTTCCAAATGGTCATTGGTGGCTCCTTCTTACAGTTGCGGGATGGGTACGCGCGGGTTGTCCGGCAGCGCGTCGGGATTGGCCGGATCGGCTGCGACAGGAGGCTGCGCGGCAGCCGGCGCGATGCCGGGCGGATGCTGGGCGGGCGGCATCGGCGCTGCGGCTTGCGGCAGGAACTGCTCGACCTCCAGGCGCTCGTCGAAGCGGCGGATCGTCTCGCGCAGCAAGTTCTCGAACGGCGCGGCGTCGGCGCCCATGGCGCGCGCCTGCATGATCTCCTTGACCAGACCCTGGATCACGGGCAGGACCTGCGCCCACGCCTCGCGCTCCTCGGCCTTGTCGGGGCTGCCGGTGCTGCCGGCGCGGATCTTCAGCTCCACCAGGTCGAATACCTGCTCGCGGGTGAGCGTGGGCCAGTCGTAGCTGGGAACCTCGACGGCCATGGGCCCCAGCGGCCCGTTGACCTGCTCGATGCGCGGCGGCCCCATGATGCGCTCGACCTGCGCTGGCGTCAGCTCCATCAGCAGGATTTGGGCCGCGTACTGGCTGATCTCCTGCAGGAAGTCCTCCACCTGGTCGCGGAACTCGCCCGTGCGGCCGGACAGGCTTTGCTGCATGATGCTGGCCTCGGTGGCGGTCTTGGCCTTGACCACGGTCGAGCGCATCGCATCCTGCAGGCCGGTGACCTGCTCCCAGTCCATGCGAACGGCGCTGGTGTCGTACACAGCAGGGTCGATGGGCGGGTGCTGCTTGGGCGCGATGACCTGGCCCAGCGGCTTGCCGTCCGTATCGATCACGGCCACCTCGCCGAAGCCCTCCAGGCTGACGCTGCGGGTGAAATTCTGGATGGCCTTCTCGCTGGTGTCGCCTGCCGCCACCCAGCCGGGGATGGCCAGGTCGCGGTGCTTGTTGAAACGCTCGCGCGCCTCGTTGTGCTCGTCCTGCAGCTTCTCGGTCAGGTCCACCATTGAGGGGCCGACGAAATGGCCGTCCACAAGCTGATACGGCAACAGGAAAAACGGATAGAACCGCTGGCCGACCTTCTTGGGACTGAACGGCTCGCGCAGCCAGAAGGTGCAGCCCTCGGCCAGGGTATAGACCGTCATGGTGGTCTTGTCCCAAATCTCGATGATGGCGATTTGCCGGTCGTCGTCCAATGCCGGCTTGATACCGGATGCGATGCGGCCGTCCTTCTCGCCAGCGCCCAGGTTGCGGGCTTCGTAGAACTCCTTGGCGCCGTCGAGCTTGACCTTATAGGTGCGCTCGGCCTCGCCCTTCTTCATGGGGATGATCTGCGCGATCCAGTCCGCATCGCGGTAGTCGTCGAACTCCGTCACGCTGGGGTCCACCAGCAGGTTGTCGGTCAGGATGCGGTCGATCACTAGGCCCTCGCTGGCCGTCACCTCCACCTGCTCGCGCAGGCTGCGCAATAGCTGGTCCAGCTCGGCGCGTTTGGCCTCCAGATCCTTGGCCTGCGCCGGGTCGGCGATCTCGGCCAGCAGGCCCTCGATGGTCTGGATGTTGTCCTGGGTGTCCTCGATGCGCGCCTGGATGATGGGGTCGGTCTTGATGTCACGCTGGTACATCACCTTGACCACGCCGATGCTGGCGGTCAGCGCGGCGCGCACGGTGGACTTGGCCCGGGCCTTCAGGTGAGCCTTGTCCAAGTAGGTGTTCGTGACCTTCTCCAGCGTCTTGGTGAACAGCTTGAGCTGCTGGCCCTGGTGGATGGCCGATGCGCCGATCTCCGGGTTGCGCGCGTAGATATGCGGCAGCATGGCCGTGATGCTGCCGTGGATGAGGTTCGCGCGCAGGGCGTAGAACTCCTTGCTGCGCGGGTCGGCCTTCCAGTTGAAACCGGCCACGGTGGCGCGGTTGTGGCGCACGCGCTGATGAAACTTTTTCCAGTGCTCGCGGGCGTGGGCGATGCGCTTGCCCCACAGCTCGGCCAGCGGGTCTTTCTCGGATGGGGCCGGCCGGATGGCGTCGCCCTGGGCGGCTTCTTCTGTCTGGACGGTGGGGGCGAAGGCGCCCATCATGCGTTTGAGTAGGTCCATGGGTCAGACTTTCATGGTGTGGATGCCGTCAGCTTCGATGGTGACATCGCTTTCTCGCTCGGCGGATATTTGTTCGCCGTCAGGGCTGCGGCGGCGGCGCATCACGCCATAGCGCGTGGCGTCCCAGCAATGGTCCTCGGCCTGGGTGTCCACGTCCTCCGGGTCCGAGTCGTCTGGCTGGATGCTCGGAACGGTGCGCAGCCAGTGCTTGCACGTGGAAAACACCTTCAGCTTGTCCTCGGCCAGTAGCCTGATGATTTCCTGGGCGCCATTGACGCGGCTGCCCTTGGCATTCCATGCCGGCTGCCACTTCACACCCTCGGCGGCGAAGGCTCGCGCGATGGTGTTGTCCGTGCCCGTGTTGCTGAAGATCGCCGGGTCGGCCAGGTTCATGCGGTAGTGGTAGCCGAATCGCTCGTCTCGCTCCTCGATCTGGACGATCTTGCGCGCCACCAGGTGCGCGGCCTCCTTACTGCCCTCGCCCTGTTTCTCGCCGGCGCCGTAAAGCTCGCGCCAGATGTAGATACAGCCGTCCGGGTCCATGGCGAACCACAGCACCGCGTAGGGCGCGGCGTAGCCCCAGTCCATGGCCTTCCAGACCTTCCAGCTCGAAGGAATCGGGAAGGGCTCGACGATGTGGCGCCCGGGGTCCCACACCCCTTCGAGGAAGCTGCCGACGTGGATGTCCCAATCGCCTTCCAGCCAGGCGCGGCGGCGGTTCGGATCTTTCAGGCCCTGCAGCGTAGCCATGTACTCTGGATCGTGGGACAGCAGAATGCGGTTCTCATGGATGCTGGAGTGAATCGCCACGCGCTTTCTGCCCTGCTCGTCCTGCATCACGGTGCCTGGCGGCAGGCCGTCGCGGCCCAGGCGAAAGCGCTCCTTGACCGGCCCATGGCCACGGCCGTAGGGGTTGCAGGTGGCGCGCACCATGCGCGGCATGCCGGGGAAGCTGCTGCGGCAGGTCGAGTGCATGGCCTCGTAGAACGCCAGGCTGCGCCAGTTGGTCAGCTCCTCGAACCCGATCCACGGGTATTCGTGGCCGTGGTAGTTCCAATAGTCGTCCTCACTATCTCCGTACCGAAAGAAAAGCTGCTCGCCGCCCGGGAAGCGCCAGACGTAATCAGATTCATTGAAGCGGGCGCCCGGGAATAGCTGGTAGAACCATCGCTTGCTCTTGGCCACCACGTCCGCGAGCTGCGGGTAGGTCAGGCGGAACAGCACGCCGCGCCAGTGCTCGCCGTACCCACGGCCGACGTGGGCCGCGAAGCTCATCAGCAGCGCATCGGTCTTTCCGCCGCCGCGCGTACCCTCCAGCAAGACCTCGAAGATAGGGCAGGCCAGGAAAAGCGCCTGCGAGCCGGGCAGCGGCGCCCACTTGACCGGCAGCGATGGCGCGGCATGCAGACTCAATGCAGCGCCCCCCGCTCAATCTCCAAGCCGCTCAGCACGGACCAGGATTCATCGCTCCAGTCGCTGCGCGAGCCCTGCGTGTGCAGATCGTGGGCGGCCTTCAGCAGCTCCAGGCTGCAGACCGCCACCAGGCGCGCCCCACCCTTGTCGCCATCGTGCGCCATCTCGACCATGACATCGGACAGGTACAGGTACAGCCCGATCACGCCCACCAGGTCACGCAAAAGCTCGTCGGCCTGTTGCATGGTCACTTGCCACCCCCTGCGGCGCCCTGGCGCTGGGCGTACTCGGCCGCCGCCCTGGCCCAGTCCGATTCCGTCAGCGGCGCAGGGACAACCAGCACGCCGGCCGGCTGCCCGCCAAGCGGCTGGCCATCCTTGCCGGTCAGCTCGTGCTTCTTGGTGAACATACCCAAGTGCTCGCCCAGCAGCTTGAGAGCTTCCAGCTTGCTGTGGGTCTTGAGGCTGATACTGCCCCCGTTCAGGCTGGTCGTTTCCTTGACCTCGGCCACCATCGCGGCCTGGTCTGGCGTCAGCTCCTCGGATGGCACCAGCTTCACACTGCCCTCGGTCCAGCGCATGACCTGGCGGGCGTCTCCGAAGGCCACCTTGGCCAGCTCGGCCACGATGCGCTCGACCGTCACCTGGTTGGCGGCGGCGGCTTTCTGACCCAGCTCCTGAACCCTTGCCCGGACCTTGTCGCGGGCGGCCAGGCGGCTGGCGCGTTCGTGGATAGTCTTGTCCTTCCACCTGAGGCAGTGCGGGAAGGCTTTGCGGAAGGCGTCGGCCTGGGTAAGTCCAGACGCAAGGCCCACTGCAAAGGTCTCCTCCTTGGGCGTCAGTGCTCGTGTCATTTCAATACCCACTATGCGAATATGGTCTATATTGGAGGCTTGACATACACGCTGAAAAGTGTATAGTTGAGGTCATGGCAGCAGCGGTGCTGCCGCAACCAGGAGATCGAAATGGCAACCATCAAAGTCAACGAGCGCGGGATGCAAGAGATCAGGTCCATCCTCGAAGCCAACCACAAGATACCGGCCCACAACTGGACGGACACCATGTTGCGTGCGCTGGCCGAAGAAGTAGAGGATCACTACATGAACGGTCTTGGTGCGTACTTCGAAATCCTCCCGTGGTATGTGAAGCTGGGCGGGCGCGGCGGCGAGCACTACCTGAGCGAGCGCGGCTACGACGTGCTGGATGACGCCGAGCGCGAAGAAGTGATGCGAGCCATCTCCGAGGCCCGCAAGGCCGCCGAAGCCGCACGCGGCACCTGGGACGTGAGCGTGTCGGTGGACGAGGATGATGGGGTTGAGCGGTTCGAGGTGACCGTCACCTTTTCTGCCCACCCCTCCGACATGGAGGGCGCGGCATGCGATGCCCCATGGGCGGAGTGGGGCGGCACCGCTATCGTCCAGGCGCTTGAAAGCGCCGGATTCAGGCAAAGCGACGCCTGGGTCGGCACGCACGAGCATCGGACCGCTGGCGGCGGTAGCGTTCCGCGCTACGAGGATGGCGTGCTTATGGTGCGCGAGATCGAGCATGACTGACGCATCTTTTGCCGCCCTGGCGCAGCTCCTGCGCCTGCGCGCCAGCCCTTCGCGCGAGGCTGCGCGACTGGTGCTGGTGCACGGCATGCGGCCGGCAGAGGCGGCCCGCGTGGCCGGCTGCACGCCACAGGCGGCCAGCAATGCCACCACGCGCTGCCGGCGCGGCATCGAGCTGGCGCTCGCCGTGACGTCAGGCATGGGCCCCTCCTGACGCTTTCCTGACGGCCTGCTGGATGGCGGCCTCGTACTCGGATCTGGCCACGGCCTGGCGCTGGGCGTCGTGGACGACAAAAAGATCCCGGTAGGCCACCAGGCCGGGGCCTGTCGTGCCCATCCTCCCCGTCTCCCGGAAGCGTCGCATGTCTGCCGCCAGGTGCTGGCGTGCGATGTCCAGCGCAGGCATGGCCTCCGGCCGTCCTACACCGCGCTCGGCCATGGTCAGCGTCATTCGCGCCAGCGCGTCGATGTCGTACCAGTCGATTTCCTGGGCCCGGCCGCGCGCGAAGGCGTCGATGGCGGCCAGCTCGCGAAGGCGCAGCTTGTCCAGCTCGGACTCCGACGTGATCCTGGCGCCCTCGATGGCGTGGCGCACCGGATCCACCAGCGGCCAGACCTTGCGGCGGCATCGCTTTCGGCTCATGCCGCGCCCCCGGCCGGCCTGATGGTGGCCACCACGTAGCCACGGATGACCAGCTCGCCGCGCTCATCCCGGGCACGGCGCACGCGCAGGTCGTCCACCTGACTGTCGTCAGCCAGCACGCCGGCATGTGTCAGTGCGTCCAGCAGCGCCTTGGGCAGGTTGTCCACATCGCGGCGGCGGCGGTCCGGCATGTGGGCGTGCAGATCCACGCTGACCGGCCCGTCAAATGTGGCGCCGCCACACTGGTCGGCCACCAGGGCCTTGACCGCTTCGCGGTACTGCCTGCCCTTGCGGCTGATGATGGCGCGGCCGCTGACGCTGCGCCAATAGGTGTTGACGGTCGGCGGCCATGGCAGGACGATTTGGATGAGCCCTGGGCGGCCACCGATGGACGCCGTGGGCGTGATGTCGCGCACCATGTCGCGCACGGGCAGGGACACCATTTCGGGCTCGTGATGTGTAGTCATGATCGGTCTTGGTCCTCTGTGATGAAGTCGATGCGGGTCAGAAGATGCGGCTGCAGCACCACGCCATCGCGCGGGCCCGGACCCCACCAGATGCACACCCGCATGAAATGGTCGCGCTTGCTCTCGGCTCCTCGGGACTTTTGTACGATGCCGACGCGGCCGGTCGGCGTGCGCACCAGCGTGCCGGGAGGAAACAACTCGATGTCCGCATCGCGCCTCATGCGCGGGCGTCCTCCTCGTGCTGGCGCAGCGCCCACTCGGCGGCGCGGCGGAACCGCTCGGGCTCCGCCAAGTCGGCCACGATGCCGCGCCAGCGCCGGAGCTGCTCGGCCAGCGCGCGGCCGAAAACCGATTCCTTGATGTCGCGGTCGGCGTGCCCCTGGTCCAGCCAGGAATGGCAGTAGTAGCAGCCCCACACACTGTAGTGGTCGTCGGCCTTGCGCGCGCCTGCCTTGCCGTGACGGCTGGCGTTGCTGTGGCAGGCCACGGTCGTGCTGGTGTCGCCGGACAGCGGGCAGGCCGGGCTGCGCAGCAGGCATGGGCGGCCGCGCGCCATGTCCAGCAGCGAGCGGTTGCGGCGCTCGACCGTCTTGGGCGCGGACACCAGGCCGCTGAAGATGGGCGCGCTGACCTGGCGGCGCAGGTGCTCGGGCAGCGGCTGGTGCACGGTCTTGGTGCGCTCGATGGCCTGGCGCTTGAAGCCGCTACGCTTCATGGGGGTGCGGCGCTCAAGCATGGGTTTCGTCCTCGACTGTCGTCCAGGCTGGCAGCTCCACGCCCCTGGCGATGGCCGTGGCGTAGATGAACTCGATCCACTCGCTGAACTCATCCTTGGTGAATCGGCTGGTGCGCTGGCCCAGCATGACCACGCCACCATCCAGGCCCATGGCCAGGCGCATCTGCTCCTTGCGGAAGGCGGCCGTCAACACGTCCTTCCACTCCTCGGGTGCCATCTTGGTCATGCGGCCGTTCACGGGCCATTCGAGCTGCTCGCTGAACGCCGCCAGCAGCGGCCACATCAGGCGGTTCTGCTGCTCGGTGCGGTTCTCCGGGCGCAGCGTCAGCACCCAGCGCCGGCCGGACTGCATGGCCGCTCCGATGGCCGGAAACAGCATGCCCTTGACAGCGGCCCACGCCTGCTGCCGGCTGGTCAGCACCAGTTTCAGTTGCTCGCTCACAGCAGCCCCCAGCGTCGCGCGAAGTGCACTTCGGCCCAGCTCAGGGGCGTCTCCTGCGGCTCCGGCTGTCGGACGCCGTAGAGCCGCCCGGGCCAGTCGGCGGCAGGCACTGCGCCAGCGGCAGCCTGGCCAGCCGGCGCAGCTCGGCCTCCGGGTGGCCGTGGCGCATCCAGTCGGCCAGCACCTTTTGCCGCCATGCGCGCACGCGCGCGGGCGGCAGCGGCTGCTGCCCGATCAGCCTTAAGTACCGCCCGCCGCAGAAAAGGCACCTGGGACAGAAAATCGGGTGCTGCGGGTACAGCCTCGCGGCCTCGCATTCCGTGCATGTCAAGCGGCCTCCTTATTGCCGGCCGGCAGCGCGGCCTTGCGCTCGGCGCCGATGGCCTGTAGGACCTGAGCCCCAATGGGCTGGCCGGCGTTCCGTCCGCCCTGGTACACCAGCCGAGCCTTCACCACATCGCCGATGACGGCCGGCTTCGGGGCCGGCAGGCCGCGCCGAAAGTACAGCTCGTCGGGACTGCGGTCGCCGACCAGCCGGCGCGGGTACTCAAAGGATCCGAGCCCGGCGTAGGCGCGGTGCGCCTCGCAGAATCGGTGCTGTACATATCCCAGGTCCTTCATGTCGGTGCGGCACACCTTGGGCCAGCCGCCCAGGTCCTCGATGGCAGCGTGGATGGCCGGGTCATCAAAGACCACGTCCGTGTAGGCTCCGACGCGCTGCACGGCGTCGAGCACCTTGCCCCAGGCCAGCATGGCGCGGTCGGTGGCGGTCCCCTGCAGCGCGCGCACCAGGTCGGCCGGCTTGGGCGCGAACTGCCCGCGCTCCGGGTCCATCGCGTGGGCGGTCAGAGCCTTGCGCACCTGGTCCATATCGAAGGCGGCGCACGCCTGCCACCAGACCGACAGCGCGAACGGGCTCACGTCCTGCTTGTAGAAGGCCATCACGTCGGTGATGAGCTGCGCGAAGCTCTCGCGCTCAGACGTCTTCATGGGCTTCTCCTTCGGTTTGCATGGCGGCCAGCCACTCGGCCGCCACACTGCGGTTGCGGCGCTCCTGCGCCACCTGTCGGTTGACATGGGTGTCCTGCGGGACAGCCTTCGCCACCCACTCGGCCTTGAAGCCAGCCCATCCCCGGGCGCAACAGACCTCCAGGGCTTCCTGCAGGGTCAGGCCGGCCAGCAGGGCTTGCGATCTCACGCCGTCCAGGGCGGTCGGCGTCATGGGGGCTTTCTTGGCCTTGCGCACGGCCAGGTAGTCGGCCCAGGTGTCGGCCTGCACGCCATCGGGGCAAGGCATGGCAGGCGCTGCGCGCGAGCGCGGCGTTTTATCTACTCCGATAGGAGTAGATTTACTGGTACTGGTTCTGGTTCTGGTTCTGGTGTCGTCACTCCCGTGGGAGTCATGCGGTTGTCCTGCGGTTGTCCCGTGGGACATCGACATCTTGGCGCGGTACTCGGCCTTGCGCTGGGCCTCTTTGCCGCGCTTGGCCAGCAGCTCCAGGACCCGCTCGACCAGGGTGTCGTGGTACAGGCGGCCGTCGTCGGCCAGCCACCAGCCGCGCAGCAGGATGCGCCGGTTGGACTGGAATGTCTCAAGATCCATGCCGATGTGGGCGGCGATCAGCTCGTCGTCGTCCGGCAGGCTGCCGCAGATCTTTTGGTCCCAGGCTGTCATCCAGATCATCAGCAGCCATGGACGCATGGCGGGTGATGCCAGCGCCCAGGTGTCGGATGTCTTGATCCGCTCAACGTCCAGCTCGAAGCGCCAACCTTTGGCGCGGGTGTCGCTTGGGTAAGGGGCCGGCTTGGTCATGCGCGAACCCCGCTGCGGTAGGCCGGCTTCATGCAGCCGTGGCTGGATGCGGCCGGGCGCATGCCGACCTGCACGATGATGTCGGCCGAGCGCGCCAAGCGCGTGACCTGGCCCCAGGCGCGCAGGTCGTGCGGCTCTGGCAGGTGCTGAGCGATGTGGCGGCGCGCCTCCTCGATGGTGAACTCTCCAGCCTGCCGAGCCGCCCATTGGCGCAGGCATTCCAGCGCCATGGCACACCATCCCGGCGTCACACGGTCGGCCTTGTCGGCCACCGCGCGCATGGCGATCTCGCCCGCTGCGCGAGCGGATTCAACGGGGTCTTGCATTTTTTGCCCCCCTTTTTACCCACTCCGGGTACATCGCGCGGACCTGCCAAGCCCGCTGCTTGGGCAGCTCATCGCCCCACTGTGAGACGGCGCTCGGTGTCACGCCCAGCGCGCGCGCCAGCTTGGCCTTGCTGCCTGCGCACCTGATTGCATCCAGCTTTTTCATGCTTTTACTTTAGCACACTAAAGATTAGGATGCAATTGCACTCAACATTTAAGGTGGCTTAATATGAATATGACGCTTGCAGCACGAATCCGGGAGGCTATCGAGGGCTCAGGAAAGAGCCAGGCAGACATCGCGCGCGAGGTTGGTGTTAGCAACAGCGCGGTCACGCTGTGGCTTAACGGCGGCATCAAAAGCCTAAAGGCAGATACGGCCACCGCGCTGCAGCGCGCAACCGGCTACCGAAGCGAGTGGATCGTGACCGGCAGAGGGCAGAAGAAGCTGGCGCAGTCCAACGTCGCTCCGGCTGCTACCGGAGCGCGCCAAGTACCGCTCATCAGCTACGTGCAGGCCGGCATGTGGTCCGATGCTGTGGACAGCTACCATCCTGGGGCCGCCAGCGAGTACCTGCAAACCGACCTTGACCTGTCATCGGGGGCTTTTGCTCTGGAAATCAAGGGCGACAGCATGCTCCCGGAGTTCAGGCCCGGCGACAAAGTTATCATCGACCCATCCATAGAGCCAAGTCCCGGCGACTACGTGGTGGCGAAAAACGGCGACGATGAGGCGACCTTCAAGAAGTACCGACCGCGCGGAATCAATGAGCGAGGCGTCATGGTGTTCGAGCTGGTCCCGCTCAACGAGGACTATCCAACGCTCCGATCTGATGTGCAGCCCATTCGCATCATCGGCACCATGGTGGAGCACAGGAAGTACAGAAGGAGAAGGTGATGGCCTATCTGATAGCGATAGCAGCGATTGCTATCGGCGGGCTCGGGATGTGGCTCGTCGAGCGCAAAAAAGGATTCGTGTACAAGCTGGCCGAAGTCGCTTTCGTTGTGATAGGTCTTTTCGGGTGGTTTGTCATGATCGCCGCCATCTTGCCTGCCGGGTGCGTCTGGACTAGCGACGACTGCCATCAGGAATTCGACAAGCAAGGCGCCTACACGGTTTGCCGATAGTGCCTACCGCCCTCATCGCCGCGTGCCTGATCGTGGCCGTCTCAGACGGCGACACACTTACCGCAGCATGCGCGCCACATGGCCAGCAACAGCAGATCGTTGTTCGGCTGGCCGAGATAGATGCCCCTGAAAAGGGGCAGCCATTCGGACAACGCTCGAAGCAATCCCTTTCCGGCCTTTGCTTCGGCCAAGAGGCCGTCATCGAGGGTAGAGGGCGCGACCGCTATGGGCGCACCATAGGCCGCGTGAGCTGCGGCGGGATCGACGCCAGCGCCGAGCAGGTCAGGCGCGGCATGGCCTGGGTGTTCGACCGCTACGCGACCGACCGCACGCTGCATTCGATCCAGGATGAGGCCCGAGCCGCCAGGCTTGGATTGTGGAGCGATGCCAGCCCCACACCTCCATGGCAATGGCGACGAAAAAAGCACCAGGACTAGCGACAACCGCCGAAAGGCGGTTTTTTTATCCCACTAAACTTAGTGGACTTGACAAGTCTGATTAAGTGCACTAAAGTTCATCCATCGCCACGCAGGAGCACCCGATGGACGCACTAATCATCCGAGACACCCGCCGCTACCTGGACCGCATCGCCGCCGAGCAGGACGCGGCAGAGCAGGACTACATGGATGTGCTCGATGAAGTGCTCGACGGCATCGAGTCCTGCGACCCAGGCTATCAGGTTCTGGCCATCAGCGGAGTGCCGCGCCACCGCCGCCTGGCCGACGTGCTGCGGTCCGCATCCGACTGCGACGAGTTCGAGGACGAGCCCTGGCGGCTGCTGATGCTGGCCGCAGCCGGCCGGCTGAACCCGGCCACCGCCGCGCGGTTCCTGCGCACGCTGGCGCACCGCCATGCCGAAATGGAAAGCGGGGTGCGCTAATGGATCAGCAAGACGCAATCGTCATGTTCGGCTGCGCGGCCTGCGCGCTGGCGCTGGCGGCCATGGCCTTTGGGGGCTGGTTGTGAAGCAGCCGCCCTACACCACCCGCAGCGGCCTGCGCATCGGCTGTGAGTACCGGCCTCAGCAGCGTCCTAACCACGACGAGGACGCGCTGCGGTTGCAGGAAGCGCTGATCGCGCCGCGCCGCCGCTACACATTGGCCGACGCTGCCTACGACCTGACATGTGCCACCGCGCTGATGGCGCTGGCGGCAGTGGCCGGCTTCGCTGCCGGATTTTTCTCAAGCTGAAGGAGTACACATGAGCAACATCGTCATCGCCGAGGCCGGCAAGCTGGCCAAGCGCTTCCAGATCGACGCCAGTCCGGCCGAGATCGTCGAGACCCTGAAGGCCACGGCATTCAAGGGGCAAGTCACCGACGCCCAGATGGCCGCGCTGATGCTGGTCAGCGCCCAGTATGGCCTGAACCCGTGGACGAAGGAAATCTACGCCTTCCCCGACAAGAACAACGGCATCGTGCCGGTGGTGGGCGTGGACGGATGGGCGCGGATCATCAACGAGCACCCGCAGTTCGACGGCATGGAGTTCGAGCAGGACGACGAATCCTGCACCTGCATCATCTACCGCAAGGACCGCTCCCACCCCATCAAGGTGACGGAGTACATGGCCGAGTGCAAGCGCCAGACCGGCCCATGGCAAAGCCACCCGCGCCGCATGCTGCGGCACAAGGCCATGATCCAGTGTGCGAGGCTGGCCTTCGGCTACGGCGGCATCTACGACCAGGACGAAGCCGAGCGCATCGTCGAGGCCATCGACGCAGAGACCGGCGAGATCCGGCAAGCCAAGCCCGCCCGCCCGGCGCTGGAGCCCTACCCTGCCGACAAGTTCGACGCGAACCTGCCCGCCTGGCGCGAGCTGATCAAGTCCGGCCGCAAGACCGCCGACGAGATCGTGGCGATGATCACGTCGCGCGCCACCCTGACCGACGCCCAGATCCAGGCCATACGCAACTGCGAGGCCGTGGACGTGGACGCCTCCGAAGTCACCGAGTAAGGAGCCCGACATGCCCACCATCCACAACGTCGCCCAGGGATCGCCCGAGTGGCACGCGCTTCGCGCCAGCCACTTCACCGCATCCGAGGCGGCCGCCATGATGGGATGCAGCCCCTACGAGAGACGCGCTGAGCTTTTGCGCCGTAAGGCCAGCGGCATCAGCGAGGAGCCGGACGCGGCCCGCCAGCGGCTGTTCGAGCGCGGGCACGCCGCCGAGGCGGCAGCCCGCCCGGCGGCCGAGGAGGCCATCGGCGAGGAGCTGTTTCCAGCCGTGATGACCGCCGAGGTCGATGGCCTGCCGCTGCTGGCGAGCCTGGACGGCCTGACGATGGACGGCCGCATCGCATGGGAGCACAAGCTGATGAGCGAGCGCATCAACAGGGCGCTCATCGAAACCGACCTGCCGCCCATGGATCACGTCTGGCAGATGGAGCACCAGCTGCTGGTCAGCGGAGCCGAGGAAGTGCATTACTGGGCCAGCACCGGCCAAGGCCCGTATGCCATGCGCACCTACCGCAGCGACCCGTCCCGGCGCAAGGCGCTCATCGAAGGCTGGAAGCAGTTCCAGCGCGACCTGAACGACCCGGACATGACCAACTTCCGGCCCGCACCGGAGCCGGTGCAGGCCAAGCCGGTGCCTGGCTTCGGCGCGCTGGTGCTGCGGGTTGAGGGCCGCGTGCTGGCCTCCAACCTGGACGCCTTCCGTGCAGGAGCCGATGCGTTCCTGGCCCGCTTGCCAAAGGCCGCCGAGCTTGCCACCGACCAGGACTTCGCCGACGCCGAAGCCGCCGCCAAGGCCTGCGGCGAAGCCGAATCCCGCATCAAGGCAGCCAAGGAGCAGGCCATCGCGCAAATGGCCGACGTGGAAGTGGTGCTGCGCACCGCCGACGAAGTGGCCGAGACCATCCGGCAGGCGCGGCTGGCGCTGGAAAAGGCCGTCAAGGCCCGCAAGGACGAAGTGCGGTCCGAGGCCGTCAAGCGGGCTGCCGACCGCGTGCGCGAGGCCTACTCCGCGCTGGCCGGAGAGCTTGGCGAGTACGCGCCCGGCATCCAGGCCAGCCTGAGCGCAGAGCTTGCCGCCAGCATCAAAGGGCTGAAGAAGATCGACAGCATCCGCGAGCGGCTGGACGAAGCGGTGTCCAGGGAGCAGATCGACCTTGCGCTGTGGGCCGAGCGCATCCGCAAGGGCCGCGCGCTGCTGGAAGCCGCGAAGGCCGAGCACGGCGCGCTGTGGCCCGATGCGCCGCGCCTTGCGCAGACGCTGGACGAGGAAGCCATCCGTGGCGTCATCGCCAGCCGAGTAGCCGACCACCAGGAGCGCCAGCGCAAGCGCGAAGAAGCCGAGCGCGAGCGCATCCGGCGCGCGGAGGAGGAGCGCCAGAGCCGCGAGCAGGCGCAGCGCCAGACCATCTCCAGCAACCCCGTGCTCGATGGCCTGATCGACGTGCCGCCAGCGCCGCCGAAGCCGAAGCGCGCGGACATCCTGAGCATCGATGAGATCAACAGCTACATCAGCCCGCTGCGCATCGACGAAGAAGGGCTGCGGGTGCTGTGCATCGGCTGGCCGGTCAAGCGCGACGAGATCGTCCGCATGATCGAGACGCTGATCGAGCACCTGAGCGCCCGCGTGACGGCGGCGGCCTGACCGCCAATCAATCACATCCGATGCACTGCCGCTATTGCTTAACCATTCACCATCTTAACCGACCACAAAGGAGCCCCCATGAAAGAAGTCAACCGCCCGGCATCAGCCGCCACCGATGTACCCGAATTCATCACCGACCTTGACGGCGGGATGTTCGAGCGCATCCTGTCCCAAGCCTTGAGCGAAACAGCCGCCGCAGCCGTCGATCACGGCAAGGTGGGCGAAGTGCAGATCAAGTTCAAGATCGAGCGCATCCAGGGCACATCCCAGGTTCGTATCCAGCATGACGTGAAATTCAAGAAGCCCACCAGCATGGGCAGCGCCGGCGAGGAAACCAGCGGGGCGACGGTCATGCACGTTGGTAAGTACGGGTGCCTGTCCCTCGCGCAGCCGTCGCTTCTGGATGACCATCGCCAAACCAGAATCACAGACTGATCGCCACACCATTTTTCACACGCAACATAGCAGCACAAGGAGTTCCCCATGTTCAACAAAGAAGCCATCGAAGCCATGCAATACGGCTCTGGAATCAGAGAGGCCAGCGACGCAGTGCGTGCCGCCTTCGCGGAGGCTCACGTGATCGGTCTGCCGCAGCATTTCGTCATGCACGATCTGGAAAGGTTCCTGCCGAACCGCCGCCGTGCTCGCGGCATGATGGAAACCAGCAGCATCCAAGACTTCGCTGACTACGTGAAGCGAAACGCAGAGGCAGGCTCCACGGTGTTTGTGAACGGCAAGTCAATGATGGCAGATGCTGTGCTCAACCTCGGCACGCCAGAAGCGCCTGGCCACGCCGACAACCGGGCGCGGGTCAAGCCAGACACCACCGCTGCCTACGCAGCTCTGCGAGCCATTGCGCAAGGCCAGGCTCTCGAACAGACGCGGGTGGCCGAGTTCATGGAGGACTGGGCACCCCACATCATTTGCCTTAAAGACGATGAAGATGTGCCGCTGAAACGCGCCATTGGAGCGGTGCGCAACATCACGATTGAGGGGCTGCGAAAGGTGGAGGCGAGCGAGCATCAACTCAGCGCCAGCAAATCCACCTTTGAGGCTGTGACCGCCAGCAGCAAAGACCCGATGCCAACGAAGATTCACTTCCACTGCGAGCCTTACCATGGCTTTGAAAATCGACTGTTCGTGATTCGCGTTGGCATCCGCACCAGCGAAAAGCCAGCTATCACACTGCGCATCGTCAACGTTGAGTTGCACGAGGAGCAGATGGCGCAAGAGCTGGCCGACAAAGTGCGCGCCGCAGTAGGTGACGCCTGCCCGGTCCTGATTGGCGACTATTCGTGCCGCCAATAAGTCACCTCTAAGGAAACGCTGATCAAGTTGCAGCAGGGGTAGCGATGCGGGCTGTACGG